GTAATAGGGGCTGGTCTGGGTCTGGCCGGAGTTGTACCCGTTCAACCCCTGCTGCAGGATGCCCAGTTGCGTCATCGGGTAATTCTGTTGCTGCGCCCACTGGTTATACTGCTGGTCGAGCCCTAGTTGCTGCTGAGCGGTCAGCGCGGTTCCGGCGCCCATCTGCGCCGCCGAATTGTTGAGCGCGTACTTCTGTGCGTCCAGGCCCATGCCGTTCAGCGCGTTGGCCGCCTGGATCTGGGATTGAGCGGCATACTGCCCGGCCTGCTGGTTCGCGATTTGGGCGGCGAGGTCGTTCTTCGCGCCGAACTGCGCTGCTTCGTTGGCCGCAGCGGCCTGATTGCCAGAAACGGTCGTGTGGGCTGCCGCCGTCGCTTCGTTGGCCCTCTGTTGATTGGTCGCGTTGTATTGGGCCATGTTGTTAAAGGCATTGGCTTGGTTCAGCGATGCCGTGTTCTGCGCTTGGCTCGTCGCCTCGTTGGCCCGCTGCTGCAATCCGGCGTTGCTTTGCGCCATGGCATTTAGTGCGCCAGCGTTCCAGAGACCACTTTCCTGACCGTAACCTGCGTTTGCGGCGGCTGCCTGCTGCTGCTTTTCTGCGTTGAAACGAGCCATCTCGTTAGCCATCGCTGCTTGGCTCTGGGAGGCTGCGTTGTGCGCGGCGATTGTGGCGTTCTCGGCATTTTGCTGATTAGTTGTATTGTACTGCGTCATTTGATTATTTGCAGCTTGGTTCGCGGCACTCGCGTTTTGCGAGAACTGGGCATTTTGGGACGCTGCGGCCTGCCCGAGATTGCTGTTCTGGACGTTGGCGGCCTGCTGGTTCCCGGCATTGAATTGGGCCATGTTATTTCCGGCCAACATGTTCTGATACCCGGCCTGCTGAGCATTGCTGGCGTTCAGTTGGGCAACGTTCCAATCCTGCCCTTGGTTGGCTTGCGCCGCCGTCAATGCCCGGTTCTGGTCGTTGGAGATCGCGCCTTGCGCGGTGTTGAACCCGGTGTTGTACAAATTGGCTGTCGTGTTCGCCGCCGTGTCGAGGAAGGCGCGATTATTTTCCGCATTCATGACCGCTTGCCGACCGCCCCCGAAAGCCCCGGCGGCTGCGGCTTTGGCGTTAGATTGACTTTGTATGATGTCGTTCTGGCGGCCCAACTGCCCGAGCGTCGAATTGACTACGCTCCCAATGAACGGGTTCATATAGGAATTTAGATCAGCGCCCGGAAAGCTGCCAGCAGAGACGTTGCCGATCGCGCCCCGGTTGGCCTGAGCGGCTTGCATCTGCTGCGCGGGTCCAGCGGACGCAGCGCTCATCTGTGCCGCCTGCATCTGGGCGGGCGTCATCTGGCTCGCTGGTCCGGCCGAGAACGCGCGCGTGTTGAGCACGTTCTGCAGGTTCGCGGGTCCAGCGCTGGCAGCTTGCATCTGCGCCGGGGTGGTCAGCGCCGCTGGCCCCGCCGATGCTGCCTGCGTCCCAAAAAACCCCGGCAGTGCCGCCTGTCCCGCCGATGCTGCCTGAGTATTCGTGACGGCCTGCATCGCCGGGTTATAGCCCTGCGACGAAACCTGCTGCGGCGAGAACTGGCCGGCTTGCATCGCGAACCCCTGCCCGGCCTGCATCGCCGGGATGCCGACGCCGCCCGCGTTCATCGCGCTGTCGTAGCCGGTCATCTGGCCCGCGTTCCAGCCGGCCAACATATTCCCGGTGTAGGGCTGGTACGGCTGCGCCGCGATCTGCTGGGCGCGTTGCCAATTCGAAAATGCCGCGTCCGCCGCCCACCCCGTTGGGGTGGTCGTTGTGGTCGTCGTCGCCATGGGTGGTTACCTTTTCGAGCCAGTCTCGCGGAGATCCAACCGCAAGGCGCCAAGTCTCCAGAAGGACGGGCTGCTGCTGCTGTCGAGCCGCAACGCGACCTGCCGCGCCTTCATGCGCGTGTCTACTTTTGTGGTTGTCGGCAGGACTGTATAAGGCCCGTGCACAGTTTCGGAACCAGCGGGCCACATCCGCGCCAGCAGCGAGATTTCGACGCCGCCAAGCATGTCTTCCACGTCCGGAACCGCCCGCATGACGCTCAGCAACTGTTCGCCGTCAGCTAGGTCCAGCGGCGCGCTTTCCGCGTAAGCGGTGATCACGCCGCCGTCGCCATTGGTGCCGCTTTCCTGATAGTAGAGATAGCCATCAGCCGAAGCGGATAGCGGATACTGAAGCACGCCGCTATCGATCCACGCCGTCCGATTGAAGGTGCCGACGCTCCATAGCTGCTCGGCGTAATTGTATATTACGTACCTACTGCACTCGGTCCCATCCCGGCTGTCCGGGTAGAACCACCACACTTCCGAATTCGCGCTGTTGATCGAGGCATAGATTTTCTCAGCTTGGGTGTAGTCCAAGTTATCGAGAACGTATCTGCGAACCGGGCAGGGGATGGGCTGCGGAGCGCCGCCCGTAAATTGATAAAACTCGCCATTGTTGCTGAGCCAGAACGCTGAGCCGTCCTTCTCAACCGCCGCGTTCGCCCCGATCAGACCGCATCCTTGGCCCAGCAGTTCGAACCCGTACACGAGCAGAGGGTCCGCCAGATAACTCATGCTGAACAACGCCGCGTCGGTCCAGATCAAGTTTGTCTTTCTGCTTGGAATGCCGCGTACGATCCTGCCACCGTGCGATAAGTTGTAAAACCCAGCTTGATTTGTCGCACTTGGTGTCCAATTCGTATTGTCCTCTTGATCGCACCAAGCAACCTGCATCGGGTCATAGGTTGAACCGCCGTAGACGGTCGCCCCGCACGCAACCACGATCCGCTCGCTGGTCACGAAAATGCTGCCGATCTCGTCCGGGGCGGCTGTGACTTCTGCCGCCGGGGTGGCTGTGACGCCCGCCCATTCGTAGAGCGGCCCGCGCCGGGGCACGGCCAGCATGTATTCGCCCCAATTGCTGAGCGACCACGTCCTCGGCCTAAACTCCGCGGTGCCAGCGCCGCCGTAGACACCGCTGCCATACGTTCCCGTGCCGAAGCCGGTACCGCCGCCGCTGCTCTCGTTGCCCGCCAGCAGGCCAACCGGCGTTATGTCATATAGTCCACCGCCGGAGTAGACATACAGCTTGGTATGGGTGCCAACCCCGATCCGGGGCATCCCGTCGAGCGCGTTCCACGCATGCAGCCCCCGGCACTTGCCGTCAAAGGCCGTGGAGGTCAGTTTCGACCATCCCCCGATGGTCTGGGGTTTGCCGAGCCGAAATCGGATCTTGTCGGTATCGACCCAGCCGCCCTCGGTCGATAACGGACTGTCGTCTTTGCTGACGCCCGGCCGAAAGTCCATTTTCGTCAGCGCCATCACTTATCTTTCTTCAGCTTGATCGAGGCTTCCGCAGCATTGAGCCGGATCGACAATTCCTGCACGGCCCCGACCAAAAGCGGCACGATCTTAGATAAATCCAAACCCTGCATCGTCGCCCCGTCCTTCGTGCCGGTGACCGCTTCCGGCACGATACCGCTGACTTCATGGGCCAAAAACCCGTCGATTTTGGGCGCGTTGGCCGGTTGCGCCTTGAACCTGAAGCGGCTTGGTTTCAGCGCGGCCAGTCGGTCCACGGCCCCGGTCAGCGCCTCGACGCTGGTCTTCAGCCGGTAATCGGATGACGTATTGAAGCTGGTCGTGCTGCCAGTGATTGAGATATTGCCGACCGCCGTGGCGCCCTGATTGAACGCGATCAGAGTGCCGGTGGTGTTCATCGTCCAGTTGCTGAAGGCGTCCTGACTGATGAAGACGCGGCCGGAGTTGCCGTTGAACCCGAGACCGACGCCGAGCAAGGCGCTGTCCGTGGAGTAGCCGGGAGTATCGCTGGTCGTTTGGTTGATCCGGGCGCACCCGCCCGCACTGATCACCTGCCGGACAGCCCCGCCCGCATAAAGATGGAGGCCGCCCGTGGTGTTGCTCGTGGCATCGGTGCCGAGCACGACATCCCCGCTTGCGCCCGATACCTGGAAGATGCCTTGCTTGGTCGTCGTGCCGCCCTCGACCCGCAAGGACCCGGTCCCCGTCCCCGACGCCGGCCCCTTGACGGTCAGCACCTTGTGGTCCGTGTAGCTCGGCGGGGTCGTGTAGCCAACGCCGACATTACCGCTCGCATCGATCGACAGCCGGTCCACGCCGCCCGTGGCGAGCCGCAGGATATCGCTGCCCGGCCCGTACATGCCGGTATTCGGGTCTCCCGAGAAGCTGTGAGACGGCGCGGACACCGACCCCGCTGGTCCCAGGATCACACCCGCCGCCGTGACGGTGCTCGACGCCGTCACCGCCCCTGTCACGCCCAGCGTGCTGCTCAGCGTCGTGGCCCCGGTGACGCCCAGCGTACTGGATAGCGTGGCGGCTCCAGACGCCGCCAGGGTGGTCCCTGAGACCGCGCCGGATGAGGCGACGCTTGCCGCTGTCAATGCCCCCGTAACGCCCAGCGTGCTCCCGAACGTCGCGGCGCCGGTTACGCCGAGCGTGCTGCCGATCGTCCCGGCCCCCGAAACGGTCAGAGCACCCGTGACGCCTAGGCCGCTGCTGCTGGCGGTCGCCCTGGAAGTCCCGCCCGCGACCAATGACACGCTATCGGCCCCGGACGAGAAAACCCCCGTATTGGTATCACCAGCGAACGTGTAGGACGGGGTCCCGACCGCCCCGAGCGGCACCGTCAGAACGCCTGTGCTGAGCGTGACGCCGCTCGTGAAGGTCGGCGCGGCCTTGGGCGCCAGGGTGGCAAGCGACGCGTCCACGCTCGCCTGGAGCGCCGCCACGGCGGTGCTGGCGTCAACCGTCACCGCCACGCTGTCCACGTAAGCTTTGGTGGCAAGGTCGGTCGTCGCGGTCGGCGTCGCTGAATTGGTAATGCGGTACCCGCCCATATTCAGGATGCCGCCGGATGTCCCGAGCCCGTCCAGACGCGGGGTGCCGCTGAATACGCTCGTGCCGTTGCAGTAGACCAGATACGGCCCGGCGGGCAGGCTGACCCCGGCCCCCGCCGCAGTTTTGATGGTGACGGAGTAAGCCCCCATGATCGTGTTGTTGATGACCAGATAGACCTTTTCCGCCGCCGGCACGACGATCGTTGCAGCGGATGCCAGCGTTCCGGAGCACACCAGAACCGCCTTGCGCGCCTGATCCGTCGCGTAGTTCGTGCTGGTCAGGGTGGTCGTGCCGCCGCTCAGCGTCAGCGCTTCGACACCGCCGATCGCCTCGTCGATCCTATCAAAAACATCGTTTAATTTGGGGGCGCCCCAAGTTGCCGAGTTTTCCCCCAGCGCTTGCTTTTCTAGCCTTAGACGTGTAGTGGCGGTTGAGGGCATGGCGGCCTGGTCCCCTAAGAAATAATCGCTGCGTCGGTGCAGCGCAACCAATTGGTGCCGTTGGAGTAGGCCGGGATGGCGCCGCCAACGTCGTCGGTGACCCAAATCCAGGCCCCCGTCCAGCGCGCCGCGTCGGGCAAATCCGCCTTGCCGAACCGCGCCAGCACGACCGGGAACCCCCGCACGCGCGCGCGCAGTTCGCGCGTGATGTCGTCGGCCATCACCTGCGCCCAGACCGGAGCGTCCTTGCTAACCGTCACCATTGGCTGGCTCGGATCACGAGCGGGCCGGGGTACTCGGCAGCGTCGTCGCTGCTCTGAAGCGCGTCGATCGCCTGCTGGTACAGAGCGCCCCAGGTCCCGACCCGCTGGTCATCGCCCAAAAAGGGCGCCGAATGCACAAGCGAGCCATAGAGATAGACGCCCCGACTGGTCAGCAGCACCGCCGTTGCCGTGGTCGCGGGGGTCAGTGCCGGGATCTTGGCGTAATAGCGCACGGTCACGGTGCCGCTGGTCTGGGTGGGTGATACCACCAGCGTGTTGCCGTCCACGCTCCAGAGGTCCGCCGTATCGCCGACATAGTCGAGCGAATGGGTGACACATTCAGCCGGCGTGCCGAAGCGCAGATCGTCGTATCCAGACAGACCGACCGATTTGACGGCTAGGCAGTCTTCCGGCAGGGTGCCGCCGGCAGCGCTGATCGTCGTGGTGGTCAGCATGCTTCGAAGCCTGAGCTTCTGGTTCATGTCCGCTTCGCACAGCCGCAGGAACGACGGGATCACAGCCGTCAGATCATCCCGGTTCAGCCATGTGGCGATGTCGGTCAGAAGCTCGGCATAGGTGGTATCGACGGTGCCGGGATCAGCCCACGAAAGGCCGGATTGTCCCCATACGGCTGCCATGGCTCGCGCGCCCTTACGTGTACTGGTTGATCGAGGTCGCCAGCATGTAAGTCCCGTCGTAAACGAAAGTGATCACATGCGTTTTATTGCTGGTCGCCGTCAGCGGCAGGGTGGTGCCCGGAAACTTATAGCCAGCGGAAAAATTCACCGTCCGGCCGCCCGTCGCGTCTTCCTTGGCGATCAGAAAGTACTTTCGGCCGCGGACGAGATTGGTCGGCGTCGCCATGCTCGTATTGCCCGTCAGCGCGACGTAGGCCCCTTCCGTTTCCCCAGCGTCCCAGTTCGTCGTGGCGCCATAGGTCAGCGTCGTGATGCCCTGACCGGGGCTTTGCCGGTCGGCGACTATCGCCACCGTCTCTTCAAGCAGCGATGACAGGCTGTCCCACGGATTTACAAGAACATCGTCCGTGATGTAAATAAACCGCACGTAACGCAGCAGCTTTCGAATGAAATACGTGTCGAGCGGAGCACTGGCTCCGTAGATCAACGCCGCGCGGAGCGTCGGGGAATAGTCAACATGCCCGTCAACATAATTGCCCGACATTTCCGTTTCCATGGTCGCGGTGTCGGCCCAGGTGACGCCCTCATGCACAATCATTACGTCGCAAGTTCTGGTCGAGAAATTCGCCCCGACAGAATTTGCGCCTGGGTTGCCCACGACTGGGTACAGATTGCGCGCGTGGCAGTAATTCGTGTATTCCGCGTAGAGGGCGATATAGGATGCTGTTGCGTCGTTCGTTTGTTCGTCCAGAAATATGCCGTTTACTTTGGCGTCGGAGTACAGCGTGTGCCACTGGTCGATGTCGGCCTTGACCTGCGCTTCCGTGCGAAAAGATGGCTGCGTACCCGCATAGGTTGTGGACACGTACCCGAGAACTTTCGCCCCCGCAGCCTTCAATACCTTTATCCAGGCTGCGTAATTGCCGTCCCAAACTGTGCCTGGGCCGCTCTCCGGGTTGAGCGCCACAAGAAAAGGCACGTCTTTGTTCTTGCGGATCAGGCTCAGCAGCCGGGCGCAGGTCGGGTCCGAATATGGATTATTTGGATAAAAATATGCTGGTAAAATTATCCCAGCGTTGCCCGACGTGATCTTGGTCGCCTCGCCGGATGGCAGGATCGGTGCTGTGTCGCAGCCGATCGCCGCCGATGACAGCTTCAGCTTCGACGCCGTCCCTTCGCCGTCCTCGATCGCGGTCAGCGTTGTGTTGATGCCTGCGTTGGAATTCGAAACTTGGAGAAGGTCTTTATAAGTGTCGGCCAGATCCCTGCCGGTTAAGCTTGCCATATCGTGTCTCCGGTCAGGACGTGAGCATTTGAAGGACGGCGTTCGGCAGTCTGCGGTCATAGACTTTCAGCCTGCGCAAATGCGTGCGGCCCTGCGTCGCCGCCGAAGTGGCGCCCAGACGCAGGAGCGTCAGTCCGGTCGGGACGGTAACGACGGTATCCGCCGTGCCGAGCGTGCCGCCGAACGCGGCTTGCGCGTCATTGGTCGCCCAGGCCCCCGCGATCTTGGTCACGGTGTTGGCTGTCAGCCAGCTTGTGCGGGAAATCACCGCCTGTGTCGCGGCCCCCGCCACCACCTGAAAGTTGGTGCTCGTGGTGCCCGACCCGAACAGGAAGATCCGGTTGTTGCCGGTGCCGTCGTCAAACTGATAGACCGTCGAATTGATCGAGCCGAACAGGTCCGGGAAGCCGAACTCGACCAGCACCGTGCCTGTCGCCGTGTTGAGCCACGACCCCAGCGGCTGGATCGTGACGGTATCGGCGTTGCGGGTGGCGGTGGCAAAGCTGCTGCTGTCTGCGGCTCTGGCGACAGCCGCCGTCGTGGTCGGGATGTAACTCGACATCGCCGAGTTGATCTCGATCTGCGGTCCAAAGACGCTCATCGTCTTGCTGCCGGTGTCGGAAGTGACGTTGTCGGCGCTAGACATCCTGATCAGTTGGGTGAAGGTAGTCGCGGTACTGAGCACTCCGCTGACGCTGCACCGGAACCACCCCCCGCCAACGTCCTGGATGGCCGAGGCTCCCAGGGTCGCCCCGCCTGCCATGGTCACGGTTCCGAGAGCCCCCGTTGTCAGATTAAACCAGCCAACGACCGAGTAGGTCGGGGTGGTCGCGTCGCACAGGAAAAACCGCAACCAGTTGCAGGTCCCGGCCTTGGCATAGATGCTTGCCGTCACCGCTTGGCCGGATGTCATCGCCCCGACGACGCCAACCAGCGGGCTGGCACCGTAGGTCTGCGTGCCGCTGGCACTCTCGGTCAGCAGGATGCCGTTGGTCGTGCCGTCCGGGGCTGTCTGGCCGGTCGCTATCGTCGTGGCGGCCCCCTGCCAGTAGGTGCCGCCGGTCATCGTCCCCGGCATCTGGTTGGTCACGCCGAGTTCGTAGATCGGGCCGGTCGGGACCCAACTGGAGCCGTTGTACCGATGGCTATGGCGCGCCTGACCCGACGCTGCCGTCTGCAAAACGCCCGAACTGTCATGGTACGAAGCGACGCTGGCGCGCGCGGTCCAGGTCGGCGGGGTGGCGGTATACGAGGTCGGGAAGGTGCCCAATTCCGCCTGCGCCCCCCAGACATAGAGAGTGCCGGTGGTGGCGGCGCTGCCCCCGGCCATGGCCGGGAAGATCCGGCACGTCATACTGGTATTCCCAGTATTGTTGTTCTGTATCCGGCACCACAACCGGAACCAGCCGTTGCCGACTTCGGTAAACCCGCCGTCCGCTGCCGTGGCCGCTCCCTGCCCGCCGGTGCCGGTCATCACAACCGTTTTGGTCGAGAACGTGAACTGTGCTGCTATGCCGGAGCCGAGCGGGGTGCCGCCCCCGATCATGTAGGCCCGGAGGTGGCACACGTCCGACGTGCCCGCCTTGACGTAGAGGCTCCACACATAGTAGTTGGTGTCGGCCCCGCCGACCGTAACGCCAAAATCGGTATACTGGGCGACCGTGGTGCTCAGGTCTTCGAGCAGGGTCGCGGACCACGTGCCGTCCGGTGCCAGTGCCGCGTACGGCGTCTTCGAGTTGACGTTGGCGAAGCCCCAGCCGGTATAGTGTACATGGACGCTGTTGGTGATCAGGTTGGTCCTGGCTTCCTCGATCAGCAAGCCCTTGGCTTCCAGCGTCAGCGGGTCGTGATCGAAACGGGCGCCATAGTAGGCCGCAGAGGTCGGGGATGCGGCGACGGTGACGCTGTATGGGTCCAGGGAGCCGCTGCTGCCGATCATCAGCCCCCATTGAAGGACGCCATCGGTGCCGTTCGGGGTCCATGTAACGCCCCGCGCGCTGTTTGACGCCGGAATGATGTTGACCGCCATGCGGGACGAGCCGCTGGTGGCGAAGGCGGTAACGCTGGCGTAGATGCGGTACCAGCCGCCGCCGACGTCAACGATGCCGCGCCCGGTTACGGTCGAGGTGCCGGCGGTGAACGCTGTTTCCGTGCCGCTGGACAGGTCGAAGTTTACGGCAAAGGTGCCGAAGGTGGCGGAGGTGCCGATGATCTGAACATACGGATAGCCGGAATTCTTGCAGTAGCTGGAGAAGGTATAGGTCGTGCCGGAAACGATGCTTGCGGGGTTTTGCTGAAGCTCGACAAACGCGATACCGGGAGATGCCGCTGGTACGACCCGGTCGGCATCGGTCAGCCCCGCCGGACTTGTCGCGTAGTTCGCGGTCACCGCGCAGTTGTTTTTGGTGAAGGCAGCGTTATCAAGCTGCTCGCTGAAGCCCAGTAGGTTCTTGGCGCTGGTCGGCAAATAGGCGCGCAGCGCCGTGTGGGTCTCGGTCTGCATCCCCCAGAGGTATACGGTGTTGCCGGTCTGGCCGCCGTCGCCGTTGGCGTTCGCGGGTCCCACACCGATGTTCAGGGCGGTGACGCTGGACGTCGAGATGATCACCGACACCCGCCACCAGCCGCTTCCGGCGTCAGTCGCGGTTGGGCTGGAGAGGATGAGGTTTGTGGTGCTGGTCGTCGTGCCGACAGCCCCCGTTGAGGCGTTGAACCACTGGGACGCCACCTCGGCGCCAGTCTGGACCCGCAGGCGCATGAACGTGTTGCCCCCGCCGCCCCCCGCCTTGGCGTAGATCGCGACGACGACCCTCGCCCCGCTCACGATGGTGACGTTCTGAGAGGCATAAGCCGACGCACTGGTCGCGGTGATCAAGTCGCCTGTAATGGTGCCCGCCAGCGGTTCGGCGATGACGTTGCCGGTGGCGGTGCAGTTGGTCTTCGTCCATGCCGAATTTTCGAAATCCTGTGAATTGGTCACAAGATTGTGGGCAGCCGTCGTGTAGACCCCCGTCGTGTCATAGCGGTACGCCATGCCGCTTCGACTGTAGGTGATCCGGCTGTCCAGGGTGGCTGCGGTCGGCCCCAGGAAGCTGATGTCCAGACCGGCGGGACCGCCGCCGCTTGCGATCGGCGACAGCAGCCGCCCCGGTGCCATGTACATTCAGGTGGTCACTTCCGTGATGTAGAGCGTTCCGCTGCTGCTATTTTGGATTGCAGCGATCTTGACCCCGGTCCCGACGTTGAAATACTCCGGCACATAGGGAGCTATCGGGCAATTCGAGGTCGTCGCGGTCGGGTTGCTGCCGATCCGGATGTGGCACATGGTCGTGGCGAACAGCCTGACATAGCCGGTGCTGGCGCTGACCACCGCCGACTGCGCGGAGGTGCCGGACACCGCCACGCTCTGCGTGCTGGCATCGACAATTCTCATAATCGGAGGTGGCATTACAGTCTCCCCGGAGCGGTTCTGAGATAGAGGTATTCGCTGGAATTCAGCAGGCGGCGCACCGCCGGGAGGTGGTCCGGATTGAAGATGTCCACCCCCAACTCGTTGCGCCATTTTTCGACTACCGCCATCGGGATTGACGCGGCGCGCCGCATCTCCCTCGATGGCGTGTAGCCGTCGTTCAGGGTGTAAAGCGCCTTGTTGGCTTCAAGGTTGGCTTCCACATCGGCCAGACGATGGACGATCAGAGAGCCGTCCGTGTCCTCTTCAAGGCGCGTTTTGATCATGCTACGTCGTTACCCTCAACCTGAGCGTTGCTGTCGGATGGGGCGGAGGAAACGATCCGGCCCGCCTTGGTCTGGACCAGCAATTCGGCTTCCTCTTTGGTCATGACGACCTTCTGCCCTTTCTTGAGCGGGCCACCCTGCCCGACCCCGTTCCCGCTCCAAAATGGCTCGTTGTCGGCGGTCGTTTCGAACAGGACCTCGCCCTCGCCCGGAATGCGGGTGGTATCGGGCGGGGCTTCGCTGGGCGACTGCGGCTTGACCGAGACGCCTTTGGGGAGCAGCGCCGCGTTGGCTACGGCGGGGTCCACGACATCGAGGAGAACCTGCCCGCCCTGACCGTCGCTTTTCGTTCCCGAAACCACGACGTTGGGGTTGAGGCTGTGCGCCTCGTCCAGGCTGATGACATCCAAATCGGGTGTGGTTCCGGGGATCGGCGTCCGAACCTTTTCCGGTTCGCGGGTCGGGCTTGGCGTTCCGCTCACCTCTGCCGCGGCTTCCGCTTCCTCAACGGCCTTGGCGTTCTCTTCCGCGAGCGACTTCTCTTCGCCGGGCGACTTCTCTTCGCCGGCTTCGGCGGTCTCGGCGCTGTCTTCTTTTGCTTTCTTCGCCATGATATCCCCTGTATTCGCAAGACTAAGGGGCGCCATGTGACGCCCCTATTACGCTGTTACGTGAGATCTGCGACTATTCCGTGAGCAATCTCGGCTTTAGTCCGCAGCATATACTCGCAGAAAACCATGCGCTTTTCGCTGTGACCTGTTTTCGCGAGGTCTTTCTGCTGCATTTTCTGATAGTACGCGATTTCTACTTTGCTGGGATCGACGATTAGTAGGTCTCTAGTCCTCATCAACCTAGACGGGATAATCTGAACCTCGCCGAAATCACCGACATACAAATCAACAGCGGCTACGATCTTCCGGCTGTCCATCTCCCGGAAAGTCGTGGCGTTACCCGTCCAAGCGCTAATCAGTTGCTTGTTCGCTGCACCAACAAAGACCAGC